CAAGGTCATTCGTTCCACGCTTAAGGGACTCCAGATAGTCGATCTGGATATTGTTTAGTGAAGTCTGAGCACTATTTAGTGCTTGGACAAGAGATGCTTGACCTTGGATAAGATTGTTCTGAACTCGAATAGCAGCGTTTTGGCGCTCCAGCTGGACAGAGCGTTCAGCGTCGGCACGCTTGATCATCAATATACGGATTTCCTGCGCAGCTTTAAGCTGTAATTCTTGCTGTTTTATTTGCTCTAGGCGGGCTAACTGGTTGTTGTAGTTTTCCAGCTCAAGGCCGGCATACTTGACAGCTGCTTCGCGCCGTTTTTCGGCGTATTCTTCTTCAAGTTGTACGAGTGCTTTTTTCAGGTCAAGTTCTTTATTTGCAATCTGCACGGCGTAGCTGGAACCCTGGAGACGTTGTTTCTCCAATGCAAACAACTTCTCGGAAAGATCTGCTTCGCGGGTTAATGTATCTACGGCTTTCTGTAATTCTGCGTTTCGCTTCTCTTCCTCTTCCCGAGTTGCTTTTGTATCGTTAAGGATTCGCTCAATAATAAACCGCACAACAGGCAGTTTGAGTAGACCCTCAGTTATCTGCTTTACCCAACCTCCAATGGTAGTAAGAATTAAGTTTGTAAATTGGAATATCTTCGTAAATGATCCGATCAGTATGTTTAAGGCAGCGACAAAGGGTACGCCAATAATTGCAAGTGTTCCCGAGACGGCGCCTAGGAATTTGTTCCAGTTATTGCCGAGCAGGTTCACGCCTGTTGTGATGTCTTCAACTGCGGCAGGCAACATGCCCGTTTGTAGGAAGGCTGCTTCCGCGAGTTCGGCTTGTGCTTTCTGGGCCTCTCCGGCCTCTAGTAGGCGTCGGACGGTTGTGTCCAGTTCGGCGTTGGCGTAGATGACGCTTTCGCGGAAGGCGTCGAAGTTTAGATCGTTGATCGCGTTGCCGATTTCGGCGATGCGTTTTTGGGCATCCTCCAAGATTTGGCCAATAGCGGAACCAAGAATTTGACCCCCAAAGCCCGTACCGACGAATGAGCCGAGTATGCCACCCGCAACTTGACCGGCACCGCCGCCAAACAGTAACGGGAAGCCTGCGCCAAGCATCAAGTTTTCGAGGTCGGCGGCGCGGGCGGCTGGACTGCCTGGCAGACCGGGACCTCCACCGATTGGAACTGTTGGACCCCTACGCCCGGCGTTACCTCTCATTGAAGGAGGCAGTGCAGGTCCCTGGATTGCACCAGTGCCCTGCATAATGTCCATCTGATTATTAACTCGTGCGATCTCAGCCTGTAGCGTGCGGAAGTCAATGCTGCCCGCCTCAACTAAGTCGAACACACGGTTCAATTCAGCCTGATAAGTGCGCAAGCCGGAAATACTTGCGGGCAGTTGTTTTCCTAGATCCAGTACAGATTTAGTTAGTCCAGATGGCCCCTGACTTTCAGCACTTAATCCGCCTACAGGTTGCCTGGTGTATAGATCTTTAAGGGTATTAAGTCGCGTTAATTCCGCGTCTACTAACTTGACGGAGGCGAGTTCGGCTGCTTTTAGAGCGTTTGTAAACTCCCCAGTACCGACTGTGGCATTAGCGGCAATAGTACGAAAGGTTGTTAATTGTGCATTTAAGCCTGCCATCGATGTGGCAAACTTTGCAGATTTTACGCTACCTTCGGCATAGCGTTTTACTAACTCACCTAATTCGTTTTTAGCGCCCTTTAATTCAGCGCTACCTCTCGCATCGAATAGAGACGGGACTGGTTTTATTTGTTTTGTGAGTCTATTTATAGATTCCAGTCGGTCAGATACTGTGCGCAGACCCTGGAGGCCGTCTACCCGAAGGTCAATTACGGCTGAATAACTTGCCACGTCCCAGGCTGCCTAGTCTGTGTTGAGTCTATCCCGGAAAAAAGCCGCCGTAGTTAGCGGCGGCTGCGTTTGGCTTTTTCCATCGCCTTCTGTTCTTCATCCGCACGGAGACTGAAGTAGGCGTGCCAGCCGAGAAGCTCTTCTGGAGTCATTTCGTTGCGGAGCTGGCTGAGTGTCATCCCCAGCTCCTTTGCAACGTAAAACTGAAGCTGAAGGTAGTTGCTCCGCTTCAGTTGTGACTCAAGCGCTTTTGGTGTCGAGTTCCTCCGATTCGTCGGTAAGGAGCGCCAGCATCAGGGCTTGGAGATCCTTGTCCTTGACTTCGTTTTTGAGGATGTCGATCTCGCCGGGCTTGAACAGCTTTTGACCGTTTTCATCGCAAGCTTTGGCCAGCAAGAGTTGCATGGCAAACGCACCAGCGTCGTCGGACTTGGCCTGGCGTTGGGCGCGTTCGCGTTCGGCCATGGTCAGTGGGGTCACCCACATCTCGAGGACGCTACCGTCGCTTAGCTCGACTTCCTTTTTCTCGGGCTCCAGATTCGCTGCTTTGCGCAGACGATCCAAAGCGCTCATTTGGCCTGCAGCAGGCATACAACTGAACGGGTAAGGCGTCCTTAGTGTAACGCAGTAAAAAGAAAAAGCCCCGGCGGATAACCGGGGCTTCGCGTATATCTGCGGGTCTTATCAGGACTTGGACAGATCGAAGGTCGGGGCTGCGCTAGGACGGAATGCGATCTCCACGCTCTGGCCGTCGTCAGGGTTCACGGTGAGGCTGGCCGAAGTCAGAATCACAGGAACAGTGATGGAGCGGCTGAGAGTGTCGTCCACAGATCCCGCGCTGGTGATGCGGTCGATGTAGAGCTTCATCGTTGCACCAGCCTGTTGACGTTGGATAACGTCTTCCACCATCCGGTTGGACAGGTTGGTGTCGTCGTCGGTCGTATACACCGTGGCCGAGCCAGAACCATCGGCGAAGCCGGTGATGTAGCTGCGGAAAGGTGCGTATTGGCCAAGGGTTTGGCCAATCGTGGTTACGTCGATTTCGCTACGGGTGATCTCGAAGCTCCAGTCGCGCACGGATCCGACTACAGCGGGAGCTGCATACTCGACCTGGAAAGCGTTGGGGCTGACAGCGGTGCCGTCGTCAGTGATGGTGATGGTGGAACCACCGGAGGTTGCAGACACCTGCAGCACACCAGTGCTGGCGGTGTAAGCAATCACGTAGTAGGTGGTGCCAGAGGTGATGCCGGCGGGCAGAGTGCCGCTACCGGTTGCACCAGTTTCAGTGTTCACCACGCTGAAGACGACGGGGTCGCCAACCTGGAAATTCAGGTAGGAGGCAACAGTAATCTCGTCGTCAGCGACGGTCACAGCGCTTTCGCCAAAAGTAGCTTTGGTTCCAGCAGGGGAGTAATACAGGGCGCCGGAGGTGCCCGACAGGACGGTGGCCATTGGTTTTACCTAATGGTGGACAGTGACGCGGGCACAGCCCGGCTTAATACAGGTTAGCGCTCATCCCAAGGAGCATTAAGAGATAACCTGCGCTTGGAATCCTGCCTCGATTCTAGATATAAACGATGGGGTAAACGCTCGGCGAGACTGCTGGTCTGGAGTCGTACCCCCGAAGGTTGGGCTGAACGTAGGTCCTTGGATCTGGCTGATGCGAACGTAGGTGCCCGAGGACGGTTTTGCGGTTGTATTCAGCGTCCGTAATACCGTAAATGCAGTGTTTATTAGAGTCTGATTACGGGCTGGACCTTTGCCTTTGGGTGTGTGGACTCGAATAACCACTACGCCTTGGATGTAATCAAAGTCGGAGGAAAGTGTAGCCTCGTTTGTCAGCCCAAACTGTAAGTTTACATGGACAAACTCGTCGCTAGATGTTTCGTCGTAGTTAATTACGTTGTCGAAATAGACCGGTACAGCCGGGTCTAAGGTATTGAAGGCCGTTAGTAGCGGGCCTTCGATGGTCTTTCTGACGGCTTGGTAGTTCATTGTTTAGGCGTGGAAAGACGAACACCGCGCTCAAGAGCTTTCTTCATCTTGCCGCCTTGCGCGTAGGTTGCATACCAGTCAAGAGGGGCCGTACTGGTGGCATTACCTGCACCTGATACGTTACCTCGCTTGCCGCTATCTGGACGAGAACCACGAGCAACAACATCACCCTTAGGTGCAGTTCCAGGGTATTTGAAGTCCTCGCGGGGAACATCGACGAGGTCGAGAGCGATAGGGGCGTGAGGAGCTACGTTTTCAATAACAAATTTGGTTCTACGACGCGCCTCGGCTTTAGTTGCCGGTAAGTCTGGGATGTCAGAAAGCGAGTATGGGTAAGTGCCCGAGGCGGTCCCGGCGCCGCTGGCGGCGTGTGCTACCCAGCTATCTTTGAACTCGCCTGTCCACTCGGGGCCGGCTTCGGCAAGTTGGTTCATTATCTCTTTCGCCGAATTACGGGCGGCATTGTTTAACCAGTTGTATGCGTCCCTTTCTAAATCGCGGAGGCTGGCCATTACTGCGGCCTCACTAACAGGGTGTGCAGGATGGGGTTCT